CTAGCACAAATATGCAAGGATTACGCTCACTCTCCGGTTTCTTCATATACATATCTACTGCTTTAAGTGCCTTAGTTCGAAATTCTTCTACCGTAACAACATTAACAACTACTAAACGTGATGTATCAACTCCACGACTTTCTAAAAGAGATTTAGTAATAGCAGCCTCAGTATCAAAATAGAGACAATACCCATCGGGATTGGTATCAAGAAAATTCTTAACAACGGCGAGGCTGAAGAAAGTCTTTCCAGTAGAAGACTCTCCAGCAATAGCAGTAATTTTATTCCCAGATACGCCGCCAAATATACTACCCGAAACCAATGCATTAAAAATGTATGAACCCGTATCAACATAAGTTTCAGTCTCATCAATATCTGACGCCAACTTAGTATAGTCGTCGCCAATCTCCTTTACAATATCCTTAAGAAAATCCATTATTTTTTTCCCTTTGTTAAACAGTTTATTTTATAAGACCACAATTTGGCATAAAGTTGGGGATTGCAATCTTTTATTTTTTCAATAATAAATTTTAATTCAGTTTCATTTATAGGCAATTCCATTAAGAAAAAAATGAATCTAGATTTGCTGTTTTTTCTACTTTCCACCCAATTGCATCAAGAATAATCTTGAGTGGTTCCAAAAATGCTTTCTCAAATTGTAGTTCATAATCAATATATTTGTCAAGATTAAGTTCCTTCGGAAAGTCTTGAATGAATGAAATTACATTTTCATGAATAATATTCGGTTTTTTTAGAAAAATGTATTTAATTTTTTCTCCATTTTGAATGAGAGAATATTTGCCATTAAGTTTATTTTGTTTTATATAATGATTAAACAAAAGTGCTCCTCTTACGTGAATAGGAGTTCCCTTAGAATAAATTGTAGCCGACGAATAATACTTTTGAACATCCGATGCAGAACGTGGAAATGCAATTTGTTCTGGAGAAAGACTTTTAAACTGTTTCCTACACTTATCAATAAAATTGATTACCTCATCTTCAGTCCCACTCATCATTAGATTAAAAGATTCTTTCAACATCTTTCGACAAGGTGCTGGAGTAGAAGACTTGATTGCCTCAATACCCTTAATCTTCAGTTTAGGTTCTTCATAACGAACACCTTCACTATCCCACACACTTAGAATATATCGCTTCTTCGCAGTCCAAATACCGCGTTCAGCAATACACTCACGCTTCATGATCATTTTCTGTTCATAAGCATTTACGTATTCCGCCAGTTCTTTGTAAGAATTTTCAATATACTTTTCAAATTCCACCTGACAGACCTTATCAAGGAAAGAAACAACGCCCTGAGTAGTTTTCTCTCTTCCTTCGAATATATTTTCAACCAAAGGACCCATATTAATATACAAAGAGTCAGTATCAGAAGCAATAACATAATCTACGTCTTCGGTTTTCAGAACCTTATTTAGATAAGAATTAACCTTGTTCATAATCCATTGAATAGAAACCTGTCCAGACAATGTAATAGCTTCCGCATTTGCAAGTTTATAATATCGAAAATACTGATTACCAATAGCACCATAAGCAGAGTTTAATTGAATCTTACGTGCCATCTGGATATTATTGCAGCGAGAGATTTCTTTAATTAATTCCTTATCCTTGGTTTTTTCATATTCTTGCTCTGCTATAAGCATTTTCTTTTTAAAGATTACACGTTCATTATAAATCTTCTCCATCAACTCAGGAAGAAATCCGCGAACATCCTTACGGAACATAGCACCATTTGCACATACCGCATAATCCTTATACATTTCAAAACTGAGACTTTGATTCAAAATCTTATCTACAGAAACTGTAGGATGCTTTTCTTCCAGAAGAGTTTCTGGTGAGATGTTATACATCATAATTAGGTGTGGATACAGGGAGTTAAGGTCAAAACTCACCACCCAGTCATACATCCCAGGAATAGGTTCTTTTACATAAGCACCAGCATACTTCTCATCTTTCTGAGTCTTGTTCTTTGGTGGAATAACAATGTTTCTTTTCTTGAGGTATGTGTAGATAATATTATCCCACATCCGAACCTGATAGAATACATCGGCATAATTTACTTTAGCATCATATGCCATAGTAATTGCAAGTTCAATCAGTTTCATCTTGTCTTCCAAACGGTCAACAAGTTCCACGTCAATAATGTTATATTCAATAAACTTTTGCCAACCGTTTGTATAGAAATCTTTGAACGTGTCAAACTCAGAGTGATCCAATTTTTTCTGTCCAAGTTCAACATCAGCAATATAATCTAGACGATATGATTCCTGTGCTTTATACGTGAATTTCTTATAAAGATCCAAATAGTCAAGTTGAGTCAAACCACCGACATCAAAAACAGTATGCTTACGTCCATTAATATGGATTTCGCCTTCAGTAACTAATCCCCAGTTAGAGAAACGTTTCATTAGTTTCTCACCAAGAACTCTATTCAATCTTTTACAAATATAAGGAATATCATAAAGTTGAATGTTCCATCCAGTAATAACATCTGGAACATTTACCATCCAATAATTAATAAAATGATTTAATAGTTCATATTCAGAAGGACAATGATGATAAGTCAAGTCCTTACGATTATGATTTAATGGTTTTACCCCCCAAGTAATAATCTCTTTTGTTGTATAATCCTGAATAGTAATAGCAAGAATTTCTTCTGCGCAAGTTTCTACATCAGGGAATCCTGCTTCAGAAGCAACCTCAATATCCAGAGTTAAAAGTTTAATTTTACTAATATCAAACTTAATTTCATTCTCTGGATATTTTTCGGAGATATATTGGCAGATATATCTATCATTTCCATGAATTTCAAATCCATCAACATTTTCATACTTACTATAAAACTCACGACAATCTCTAACTGTACCTGGTTTTACTGGTTCTACAAATTCCCCATTTAAAGTTTTATACTTTGACTGTTTCTTAGTTTTTACAAAGAGAGTTGGGAAAAACTCATCTCTAGTTTCAAACCTCTTTCCATTTTCAACTCCACGAACCAGAAACTGGTTTCCAATCATTTGAACATTAGTATAAAATCTTTGAGTCATTCTTTAATTAAATCCTGATATTTTTCAAGTAGAGTTGGAGTTGGATCTGCAAGAGTAAGAATCTTGTCAGAACTCATCATAAATGTATCTTCTTTTGTATATCCACAAAGAAATGGTTCTAAAGTTTTGTCGCTATTTACGACAAATGGTTTAATTAGTTTACAATCTGGTTCTCCAATGTCAGCACCAACTTCTTCAATCTGTGAGACCAAGTTCTGATTGCTCATCAACACTATTACTTTGATTATCTTTTCCATTTTTATTTACGCTATTTAAATACATTTCTTTTAGAGAGGACACCGGTTCAACCATTGTAATTACCCAATCTGCTGGAATGGGAACTTTTTTATCACTGGTCAAAGGAATCCACGGATGAAGAGAAACTTCAACTCCCGGTTTTTTGTCTTCAGTTAAAGAAGAAAAAGATTGATTTATAATTTTAACCGCACAAGGACTATCTAAGTAATATCCAACTACTCTCCTAAAATCCTTATCTTCTCCTTCTTCCCCAATTACCATTTCAGAAACATCTGAAATTATATCTTCTCCAGATTTTAAAAGCAAAAGTCTTACAGTCATTTTTACTCCATACCTCTTAGTATTCTACTACAAAAAAAGGAGGAGTCAACCTGGATTTTGCCAGGTACTCCTCATGCGCCGACGATATTCAATTATATTTATAGATAATCTTTGCGCTTATGATGCTCTGGAACAATTCTCCCAAGAGTTACGGACAAAAGACCATCCTCAAAATCAACTGATTTAACTTCCGTATCATCAGAGAGTGTCCACGCTCTCTTAAAACTCCGTTGAGCTAAACCTTTGTGAAGATAGTTAGACTCCGTTTCTTTATCTTCTTTTTGTCCCTCAATAAAGAGTTTACCGTCTTGAGTGTAGACATAAACCTCTTTTTTCTTAAATCCGGCAAGTGCAAGTTCAAGTCTCGATTCTACATTACTGACTTGAACAAGGTTGTATGGAGGATAATTGGAAGTAGTTTCGTGAAGTGCAAAGAGTCGATCAAAGTACTCATCAAGACCGATACTATTTCTAGTAATCCTTTCCATCAAGGCAGGAAGGTCTGATGCAGTGTAACGTGCAAGGTTAGTCATTATAGTAGCTCCTTTAAAAGCGAGTTTGTGTTGTGTGGACCCTTTCGGCATCCATTACTAATTATAAGAGATCATAAAAAAGCGGGATGTTGTTTCCCGCTCCTTTTTATTCGGTTTCTACTTCCTTACCTTTCTTACCAATGTTATATTTTTGTTCCAGAATCCAATCCCCTTTATCCTTATATGCAAGAACTTTAATTTGATTAAGAGGCGCTATATCAAGAATCTTATCCTGATCAACTACAGTAATAAGTCCCCAATCAGAAAGAAGACGTACAATACGATTTCTACGTTGAACATCATTTACAGTAAGATTTGCGTGCTTACCATCTAATGCAAAGAGTTCTTTGAAATGAGTAATAAAATACCGACCTTGCTTATGAAGAATATGAGCACTTTGGTATAGTTTTTTTTCTTTTCTAGAAGCAACCCCAATACGAGTCAAAGTCTCACGAACTTTTAAAAAGTCGTCTGGTTCATTTAGAATGACCTCCACCATCATATTTGGAGACCAGTTTACTTGAGGTTCAATTGTTTGGTTAGTCATTTTGTTCCGCCAATTTCAAGTCGTTGTTTGATAAAGTTTATTTGCGCTTTCGACAAAATTTTCAGTGCTTGAGATGCCTTTTCATTACTATATCCATAGTATTGTTTAACACATTCTAAGTCTTTGATTTTATCTTTACGGAGCCAGGGAGAATATCTCTTCCTTTTTCTTATAGTATTTAGATAAAACGAATATTGCATATCTTTATCAAGATGATGATTCATATTCATTTCATTTGCAAAAAGAACACAATCAATATTTCCGGATAAACAACGATTGATAATATACGGAGCATATTCTTTAATATTCTCAGACAAATCTTCTTTTGTAAGATTAATTGAGTTCAGCCAGTCCTTCAATTCCATAACAAATTTTTATTATAATTAAACAGTAAAAGTTCTTTTCTTTCTTTTTGCTCTCTCATATATTCACCAACCGAACGCATCGTATAAGTTAAGTCAAACTCAGCAGCATTCCAGTTCTTAAAGCGGTCTTTTACAAGTTGATCAGAATTATAACTTACCAACTGGTCCATATCGTTAGCATCGCAGTCAGCAGCAAACTTATCGTGATCAAATCCTTTGTGCATTGATCCTTTACGCCCATAGAGATTATCCTTAATGTCATAAGGAGGATCGAGATACATAAAAGCACTCTTGTTCCCATCCATCAGATAATCGTAAGAGTAATTAGTTATACGCCAGTTGGCAATTAACTTGGAATACTCGGGCAATTTTTCGATTCCTCGCAGAGAAAAATTGGAGTTACTTGCTTGCTCTGAGAAAGATGAACTTTCTGTAAGACCACTAAAAGAACATTTGTTAACAATATAGAAAGCGACAGCGCGATTAAAGTTCGTTTCAGACTCATCATTGATATTTTCCTTTGATTTGATAAAAAGATCCTTTGCAAGTTCTGAGGTACAATATGCAGATTTCAATTCACTAAGTTCATTTTTCAGATCATTACCAAACATCTGGAGTTGTTGCCAGAAATTTACCAAAGGTTCATAAAGATCATTTACCCAAATCTTAATGTTGGGGTATTTCTTTGTGATGTGAATTGCCACAGAACCACCGCCAAGAAATGGTTCACGAAACTCATCATAATTGCGAAGATCTGGAAAATAAGGATCCATCTTGACGCAAGCACGGGACTTACCGCCTGGATACCTCAAGGGCGTTTTAAGAGATTTCATTACATACTCCAAATAAAATTTATAATAAGTTTATCTTTTTCCTCAAAATAATTTTTATCAGAAATTGGACCGCCATCTAGAAAAAAGTGTTCTGGTTCTGGATTACAAGAAGCAGTAATATCATTACTACCAGACTTTTTAAGATTATACAACATTGATCCAGGAACACAACAAGCTTTCAACTTGCCTGGATCGCTAAAAATATAATAGTCTGCTGGAACAAAATTTGATATGTCTTTATCATTTCCTCTACCATTTTTCAAAACAACTCCTCTTACCGCCCTTTCATTTTTGTTAGTAAATGTTACTTTTTTAGATTCGTATGTATTTTGATTCAAATCGACCAAATCCTTACCAGTCAAATTAACTCTCTTTAAATTTCCATTACTGTATGCTTCATATCCAAGTTCAATCATTCTACCAACATCAAAATATTGAGTATTATCATTATTTCCAGTTAGAGAGGAAAGAAGTTTAGAAAACCTATCCAATTCAATACACTTGGAAAAATCAATCATTTGAACTCAACCTCACACATCAATTCAGTCAATGCTGCTAAGAGATTAATTTCTTGGTCACAAACGAA